CTTGGTTTCGACGGGGATGATAGAATCGGGAGCAGCGAGCCGTGGGTCGCACGGTGCCACGTAAAAAAACCGGCAATTAAATATAAACGCAACTTCAGTGGCTTTTTCTGATCCTATCTCAGTCACGTATAACGCCGTCGCTACGAATCACGTTCGGGCTTACTCGCCCGGCGGTCCTTCACTCTTTAAGACGTCTGATGACGCTTATAAAGTGGAGATTTCGCACGTCGACGTTAAGGGACGTCGTGAACGGCACTTCATCCGGATCACTCAGCGAAAAATCGCTGCTGATCCGCTGACTCCGGCCACGAACGTCGAGTCGAACATGTCTGTTTATCTTGTGATCGATAACCCAAAGACTGGGTTCTCTGACACAGAAATCGGATATGTTCTCAAGGGTCTTTGTGACTTCTTGAATGTTGCCGGCAACCAAACCAAGTTTATTGGTGGTGAAGGCTAACTGACTCACTACCCTCTGGGTAGCCTGAGAAGGCAGATTTAGAGTCCGCTGAACTGTTATTACCAACCCCATAAGGGAAGTAATGAAAAGAACAGCTGTACTCCGCCTATTCGAAGCTTTACTAGCTGATGCTAGTAGGCTATGTTGCACTCCACTCGTACGCGACCTCACGTTAATTCGGTCGCGCATCGAAAAAGAGGGTGATTCATTTTTTACGATCACCCTTCCTTCCTTCGCCAAAGACTTCGAAAGATGTCTTGAGTTAGGGAGGATTGAGCCATCACTCTTTAGGCCTTTCCGTAAGGTAAGTGCCAAAAAGGGTGGAGTAATCCCTGCATTTCTGCAAGGTATACTCTCTCAACTTTTCGATAGAGAGGGTACTCTTCGCAAGAACCACTCCGTGGAACCTGTTGAAGCGATCAGGCAAATCTGCCTGGTTTTCAACAAAGTAACAAGGGAGTGCACCGATGCTCGTAAAGCGAAAGCTCTTCAAGCATACGTATCTTGCGAAAATGACCTTCGCTCTTTCAGGTTCCATGCTTGGCCGTATCGCAACAGGTTTTTGTCTGTTGCTAATATTGCCTTTGGGGGCTTGCTCAACCACGTTCAACGCAAGTTGTACGATGGAAAGCTTGTCCCCAAGCACGGTCCTGGAGCCGTCGTCGAGCGACTCAGCGCGAACCAAAAGTTTGCGTCTGACAGCTGGACTAAGCGGCTTGAGCGATACCTGCCCGGATCCCAATATCGATATGTTAATATCAACCATTGGATCTCGGAAGGGTTAACTGGAGATTTGTTGTCTAAGGACGAAGAGAAACCTGTTAAGGTCATCTTCGTCCCCAAAACTGCAAAGACCCCCAGGGTCATTGCCATTGAGCCATCTCACATGCAGTACGCTCAACAGAGCATAATGCGTGAGCTAGTCAACGGTATTGAGTCTGACTCGATACTGAAGTCTAGTATCCATTTTACGGATAGTAGCATCAATGGCGAGGCTGCTCGTAAGGCCAGCATAGACCGGCAGTACGCCACACTCGATATGAGTGAGGCATCTGACCGTATACATGCTGGTCTTGCATACAACATGATCAAGTCTTCACCTGATCTTGCTAGAGCGATATTTTCATGTCGCTCTATGTATGCACTCTTGCCCAATAAGGAAGTCATCCCGTTGGTCAAGTTTGCGAGCATGGGCTCTGCTCTATGTTTTCCGATAGAGTCGATGGTGTTTTACACCATTGCTATAGCGGTCCTCATAGAAAATAGAGGCCTACCTCTAACGAGGGACTCAGTTGCCCGTATGAGCAACTTAGTTCATGTGTTCGGGGACGATCTTATCATCCCCTCACATGATGTGCCTCGAGTCATCGAGGTGATCGAGTCCACACGGCTCAAAGTAAACAAGTCGAAGACCTTCGTCCTCGGCTCGTTTCGCGAGTCGTGTGGCGTAGATGCATACCAAGGCTACAATGTAACCCCAATATACATCAGGAGATCCCTAAATGACTACGAGAACGCAAGAAGCGACTGTATCTCACACATTGCCACTGCCAACCTTTTTTATAAGAAAGGTTGGTGGACAACTTGTCGAATGCTGCGTGAGTACGTTACCAGAAAAATCGGTAGCGTGCCCCATACAGGAGATAACAGTCCTTCTCTTGGATGGCACTCCTTCAATCGCTTACGTTCCATTGAAAGATGGAACAGTGTACTGCATCGATTTGAACACCAAGGTATCTACCTTAGGTGCCGAAGCGAGTCAGACCCGATTGATGGATATGCCAGACTTCTTAAGTTCTTCCTTAAGCGTGGCGAAGAAGTTAGCCGCGCAGAAGAAGACTATGACGGCGAAGAAGATCATGATGGATACCATTATGATCTCTTCGATGGTTGTTTACGCACAGTCGAGTCAGTCAGAAGACCCTTTTCTTACTATCGAAGTAAGCGAGGTGTCGGCTGTCTGGTCAAGACTGTTCGCAATGAAGAAGATCCCGTTGAGCGCAATGTTTGCACTCGTCGACGACCTTCTTCTTACAACCTTTTCCCGGAAATAGCTTCTCCGGAAGACGGTAAGAGCGTGGTTCGCGACACCAACAACATAAAACGTCGCTGGATGCCAGCAGCTTAGCTGCTGGATAGCTCACTCGGCTCTAGCCGAGGACAGTGGGTTACTTCATGGTCAAA